GGCCGGGGGAAACGAAGTGACGACGCCGCGCAAACACCAACGGTTTTGCGGGCAATGCGGGATCAGCATCGTTGACCGGCAAGCGATCGCGCAATATTGCTCGACGAAATGCCGCAAGGCCCACGCGCGCAAACCGTATCATGACGCGCGGCCGCGCAAGGAACCGGGCCCCGTATTAACGAGATCGTGCCTGATTTGCGACAACGAATTCAACTCGGACTGGATCGGCAACCGGGTCTGCGAAACGTGCAAGACGACCGCCGCATGGCGCAGCAATGTTTTTTGAGGGAGAGACGGAAAAATGGTAATAAAACAAGGTACATTAGCCTGGTTTGAGGAACGGCTTGGCAAAGCAACGGCTAGCCGCGTTGCGGATATTTGTGCGAAGACGAAATCCGGGCCGGCGGCGAGCCGGGGTAACTATTTGCTCGAACTCGTCACCGAGCGCCTGTCTGGCGAGCCGACGCCGTTCTTTGCGAACGCGGCGATGCAATGGGGGACGGAGCAGGAGCCGTTCGCCCGCGAGGCTTACGAAGTTACGCGCGAAGTGTTCGTTGAAGAGGTAGGGTTTATCGTTCACCCGCTGATGAAGATGTCCGGCGCATCGCCGGACGGGTTAGTTAACGAACACGGCCTCGTCGAGATAAAGGCTCCTAACAGCTTGACCCACGTGGCGACGTTGCGCGCGAACGAGGTGCCGGCGAAATACTTGCCGCAGATTTATTTTCAAATGGCGTGCACGGGGCGGGCCTGGTGCGACTTCGTTTCCTACGACCCGCGCTTGCCTACAAACTGCCAGCTATTTGTAAAACGTGTCGAGCGCGATCACGTTAGGATCGCCGAGATCGAAAACGAGGTCGAGGCGTTCCTTGCCGAAGTCGCGGCGACGGAAGCGGAATTGAGGGGGCGGAAATGATGAAATACAGAACGAAAGATGAGATCGAGCTTATAGCGGCTCAGTTCATGGTGGCGCTATTAAGTAAAGGCGCCAACCAGGTAAGTGACGAGTATTTGGCAAAACGGGCCATCACCTGCGCTTTCGTATTTTTTACAGAAATAGATAAAGTCGGAAACAAAGCGGTGCCTTCAATGCCCGAGAAGGATGAAGTCGAACTAAAAGGAACCACCCGCTTCGTATTTTTTACAGAAATAGATAAAGTCGAAAACAAAGCGGTGCCTTCAATGCCCGAGAAGGATGAAGTCGAAGTGAGGGGAACCACCCGCGACGAAAGAAAATCGACATGAAAGCCGAGGAAATTCTCCGCACGGCTGCGGATCTGGTATCCGGCCCGCGCAAGAAACAGCACGGAGAAGTCCGCGATGTGTTTGAAACCGCTACGGCCCTGTTCAATATCGAAACCGGCGTGGAGATAGCACCAGAGGACGGTATTATGTTTATGGTCTGTCTAAAGATCGCCCGTATCAGTAATGGCAATTTCAATATCGATGACTACATCGACGCTTGCGGGTATCTTGCGCTTGCGGGCCAGTTGTCGGGGGAATTCCATGAAGGTTAGCACCGGCAAAGCGGCGATGGCGTTGATCGAAGGCGCCCGCCGCGCAACGGGGAAGTCGCAGCGTCAAGTATCACTAGACGCCGGGTATTCTCACGCCACTTATAATTTCGCGCTCAAGAATCACGGCAAGGTGCTGGTCGATACGATCGCGGCGTTCGGTCGGGTAGTCGGGATCGATATAGAGATGGTAAGAAGTAAATGAAAATTCTCGGAATTGATCCCGGCGCGTCGGGCGCGTTCGCGTTCTTCGATACGGTCGCCGGCACGTTAGAGCTTCTCGATATGCCGACGGTCCAGGTTCTTCGGAACGGCAAGAAGCGCAACGAGATATCCGAACAAATGATCGCCGCCGTTCTCGGCGCGCGGCCCCCGGTTGTCGCGGTGATCGAGCGCGTCTATGCAATGCCAGGCCAAGGCGTCACGTCGATGTTTTCTTTCGGGCTTGCCGTCGGGCTCGTTCGCGGCGTATTAGCGGGACAGGGGATACCGATTGAGTTCGTCGCGCCAAAATCCTGGCAAAAGGCGCTCGGCGTGCGGGGCGGGAAAGACGGATCGCGGCAACGGGCGTGCGAATTGTTTCCGGCTTACGCTGCGGCGTTCGCTCGGGTGAAAGACAACGGGCGCTCGGACGCGGCTTTGATCGCAATGTGGAGGGCAATGCAATGATCGAGATAATCGGCGGCGCGATATTGTTCATCGTGTTGTCCTGTATTCAATTCTCATAACCAATCCCTACTATGCCGGGAAGGTATAGCCGCCGCCGACCGGATGTTGGCTTCTAGAAAATAGGAAAACGAAAATGGTAATGTCATTTCCAAATAGCGGGAACAACGGTCGTCCTTGGGCGCGTCTTGATGCGCGCACCGGGATCATGTTTTTGTCGAGCGCCGACGGCGAGAAAACGCCGTGCGATTTGAAGGGCAAGGTTCTCGCGCTCGATATCGCCAACGCAACTCAAGGCTGGCTTGCGGTGACGGCTGCGGGCGCGGCTTGGACGCCGATCGAGGGCGGCAATTGGGGTTTGGGACCGACCGAGGATCACAGACCCGGCGTCGATATCGATATCTGGTGCAAGGATTTCGGCGACGTGAAACTGCGGACGAGCCGCGGGAATTCGCGGGGCTGGAACGGGTTTATCCAAGCGGTCGCGGAGAAGGCGGGCGAAGTCGGCGGCGATAGTTGGCCGACGATTAAGATCACGGCCGTGAAGGTCGTGAAAATGGGCCAGGGTTCCTCGATCGACGTGGAATTCTTGGTCGCCCCCCCGGAGAAGTGGATCAAAGAGGCCGTGATCCGCGCCGACGAACCGGAGGCCGAAGGCAAGCCGGCCGCTAAACCCAAACCGGCCCCGGCCAAGATCGCCGATCTGGACGACGACGAGTTTTAAGCTGAAAATCCCCGGCGGCGAGGGCGGGAAAGCCTGAGCCGCCGGGTAGTGAGGGAGGGCGCGGGGGAGAATCCGCGCGTGGGGAATTTGAACGATTTTGGACAAGACAACAACGAGATAAGGCTGGCATTTGTCGCCGGCGGTCGGACGGATGTAACGCTCGTCCCGAAGACGATGACGCTGGCGGCTTTCGCGGATCGTCTATCGAAACCGAAGGTCGGGGCGAAAGACGGCTCCTACTATATTCGGGGCGGCGAGCTGGTCGAGCGCAAACGCGCCGACGAGAACCTAAAGTCCGCCGAATTGGTGATCCTCGACGGCGATAGCCGCGTCGATCCCGAAACCGGCGAGATCATAGCCGGCGCCCCGCCGCTCCAAGACGTGACCGAGATCCTCGACAAGCTGGGCGTCTGTTATATCGCCCACACCTCGCACTCCTACCGGGCCGAGGAACACTTTTGGAAATACCGGGTCATTATCCCGGCGCCGGTTGCGACCCCCGAAATCCTCTCCGATTGCGTCGAGTATTTCATTGATACGCTCAACGATTGCGGGGTTTGGCTCAACGACGTTCCCGAAAACCGTCGATGGTCCCAACCCTGGTATTTACCGAGGGTCGCCACGGAAGCCGATTTAGCGGCCTTCCGCTGCGTTTCCAATTTCGATGCCGGGATATTCGACCCGGCCCGGGCAACGGCTTGGGTGGCCCGGAAACGGGCCGAGGAAGCCGCTTTTGAAGCGGCGCGAAAACAATCCGCCGTTCAATTCGTTAAAACTCGCCAACTCGCCGGCGAATTAAATCCGGCGAATTTCGGCCCGTCGATTATCGAGGGGTTTAACAAAGCCCACGGCCTGACCTGGGTACGCCAGGAACTTGAGAACCAGGGTTATCGGTTCTCGCATTTCTCGGCCGCAAAAGGAACGTACCGATATGTGGCGCCGTCGAGCGAAACCGGCGAAGCCGGCGTCGTCGTGTTCCAAGGCGCCCAAGGCGACTGGTGCACCTATAGCCATCATGGTTCCCACGATCCGCTTTCCGGGCGCCTAACGGACCCGATCGGGATGTTTGCGGCGTTCCGCCACGGGAACGATCTCAAAGCTGCGGTTCGGGCAATCGGGCGCGAGCAAGCGGGCGAGGATTTGGTTATTCCGATCCGGCCGACCTTGAAGCCGGGAACGGGCGAATATGCCGATTTCGAGATACCGGACGGGAAACCGGACGGGAAACCGGACGGGAAACCGGACGGGAAACCGGACGGGAAACCGGACGGGAAACCGGACGGCCCGCCGCGCCCCCTCGACGGGTTCGGCAACCCGAAGATCCCGTTTATATGGGCTAAAGATTTACCCGAAATCGACGCCAAATATATTATCGATGGCCTCCTGCCGGCGGCGGGCATCTCGATTATCTACGGCATCCCCGGAGCATATAAATCGTTCGTCGCATTGTATTGGGCGGCGATGATCGCGTCGGGGCGCACGGTGTTCGACAACCGAGAAGTCGATTCCGGCGACGTGATTTATGTCGTCGGCGAAGGCGAATCAGGCCAGCGGGCGCGGTGGACCGCGTTGCGCGAAGCCTACGGCCTCGATCCCGGCTTGCGGATTGGGTTTGTGCCGACCGCTCTGAATCTGACGAAGGACGACACCGATACCGTCGAGCTAGTCCACGAGATCCGCCGGCAATGCCCCGATCGGGCGCCCAAACTCGTCGTGATCGATACGCTCAACACGATGTTTGGCGGCGGTGACGAGAACTCGGCCGCCGACATGGGAACGTTTCTGCGGCATTGCAAAGCGATCCACCAGAACCTCAACCTGGAGGGCGAGAAATACACCGCCGTTCTCGTCGTCCATCATGGTGGGAAGGACGCCGAGCGCGGAGCGCGTGGATCGTCGGCTCTGCTTGCCGGTATCGACGCCTCGATCGAAGTCTCGAACGATACGCCGGCCGGGTCGTTCGATCGACGCGGGCATATTTACGTCCACAAGATGAAAGACGGGCCGTCGAAGTTCCCCGTCGATTTCTTGGTCAAAGGATACGATTTGCCGACGACCAAATTGACCAATCCGGCCGCACCTTATTCGCTCTACATTACGCCGGTAACGGAGGCCGATCGGAATAACGCGAAGGCCAAAGCGGTCGAGAATAACCGCGAATATCGGATGCTTATCCAATATCTAAACGGCGATAGGTCTTGCGAGCGCGAGGCGTTCCTCCCGACGTTCAAGGCCGATTATATCTCGCGGCAAGGCGCCGACGAGTTCCCCACCCCGAAAGAGGTTCGGTCGAACATGAACGCGGCCCTGGGGCGCTTGAAGACTTACGGGTTAATATCATTAACCACGACAACGATAACGCTATTATGATTTCCGAGCGCCGCGTCGGTAGTCGCGCTACCGCCTCCTGCCGGGTGACCCCTCGCCCGGACGGAGTTTCACACGATCGGAGCCAACCGATCGGCGCTCACCATTATTTCCCGGCTTGGATCTTTTCATATGTGCGTAAGCCGGCCATTCCCAAAAGCCCGAACATCAATTCCCAAAGATTAGCATCGAGCGCCGGGAGTTTCGGCAATGGGTAGCCTATAGCCGCGCAGATCGCGGACCCAAACGGAACCGCGATATAGGTATAGAGCAACGCGCCGGCGCAAATCCATCCGATTGCCGGACGCCAACCCGAAACGAATAGGCTCGAATTCGCAGCCTCGACGGCGTTTACCGCAACCTGGCCCGCATCCCATTTTTGCAGATCGGCGCGGAGCGCGGCTTCCGCCTGGGCCTTAGCAGCCGGATCCGGGACGAACTTGTCGAGAACCTTGAGCCCGGCCGCGATCGCGTCGTCAATTCCGAACATGGCCTACCCCTTCGGATCGTATTCAAGATGAATGTGATCGGCCTCGACTACAACATCGTATTCTTTGCCAAGCGCGGCCCGGAGCGCCAACGCAACGCCGGCGACATTCTCGGCGGGGATATGGCGCGATCGAATATCCGCAGCCAGGCCGACGTAATGGAGGCTGTGCGCGCTATGGGTGCCATCGCAGATCGAGGTGACGGTATATTCGCCGGTGTTTTCCATCACCGGCTCGATCGCCGAAAGAGCAAAGAGGATTGGCCCGCGAGCGCCGTCAAACTTTACGCCATCCTTCGCGCGCATTACGGCTTGGTCGAAATTATATTGGTGAGAAAACTCGACACCGCCCCCGTTGCGGCTGAGATGGCGAGCAGAACACCAAGGATGCGGTTTTTGTTTGCGCGATAGTCGGCGAGCGTCGGGTAAACGTCGCGGTCCAGGCTCGCCCTAATCGCCATTTGATCCGACTTCGCCTGCTCGATGGATAACCTTATTGTCGCGATCTCGGATCGCTGCAAGGACAGGCACCCCTCGATGCGTTCAAGCGTTGCGAAGATCGCGGTGCGTTGACGCGCGCCCTCCGTCTGGTCGGCGCGCATCTCGCCCAGCAACATCAAAATTGAGGGGGTTGTTTCCATCAGGGAAGCGGGCCGGAAACCGCATAACTTGACCCGGCGGGGGATTCCGTGACGACTTCGGTGCCAGCGATAACAGGCGTACCTTTTAGCCCCTCGTTAATCGGGCCGTAGCAATTTGCTAATTGAACGCCGTTTACAATCGTCGTTTTAGTGCATGCGAAACTGAACATGTTGCTCATCCCGGCGGTGCCTTCCCCCGTCAGGAACGTGCGGAACTGCGCCTTCACCGGAGCCCAATCGGGTGCCTGCGGAAAGTGCTGGCGCGGCGAGAACAGCGACCAGACTTGGTTCTTGCCCGGCGCGCGGCAGTCGCCCTTCATGTTTCCACCGTCTACGTCAGCAACCGCAACGCCGCGCAGAACGGGACAGACGGCGACGGCTTCGGGAAACGGGACTTTACCGTTCGCCGTGTTGACCTCGATGTTCTTTCCGGTCGGGGTGGCCGAAGACGCGGCGCACAACGCGAACTCGCCGTTGCAAATTTTGTAATTTGACGCCATTGCGACGGTCGGCGCTACAATCAACGCCGCTGCTAAAGCCCATTTCATTTGTCGTCTCCTGTCGGCCATTGCATGACTTCGGACGCGAGGACCGTTGCCATTTCGTCAGTCGTCGTCGCCCCGTTGATCGCGGCGATCATAGCCGCAGCGGCAGCGCGTACCGCGTCACGGTAGGACTTGATCTCTGCCGGTACGGCAACCCCAATGTCGGCAAGGCGAGTGTATGCCCAGTCGGTTTGCACGAGGATTGACCCCTGCTGCGTTTTCACAAGCGCGATCTGCGCGGACTTCACGTCGTCCAAGTCCTTCGCCGTCTTGGTGATCGTGCCATCCGGGTTCTGGCCCCAATGGTACAACCGGCTGTCCGGCGGCGTTTCGACGACGATCTCAACCAAGCCCATCTCGGTCTTGCGTTCGAGCGGCCAGACGTACCAGTTCGCCGGATGTTGGATGCCGTCAACGTCGGTCCAGGCTTGGTCGTCGCGGATCGTTGCGCCGGTAGGGGTATAGTTCCACATCTCGTTTTCTCCTATCAGCGAGCGGTTGCGGGGGCAGCACCGCTACCGCCGAAGGGGTTAGAGGCGAAGGCGATGTAGGTGACTGTATAACCGGAACCATTTGCGGCTAACCAAGTCGTGCGAACCTTGAACCCGGTTGCAGTAAAATCCCAATTATCAGTTGTACCCTCAACATTACTGTCATTAGGTTGCAGTAAACTATTAACGGGGTTGTCCGGGTCGCGCCCCCCATCAATCATTCCCCATCCGGTAGGGGCATTGCTGCTGCATTTGAACATCACAAACGCTGGCTTAAATCCTGTGTAGATGAATGGCCCTTCTGCCGAACCGTTGCCGGTGTACGCTCCTATGCTTGAGAACGAAGCGACCTCTGCCCAACAATATGCGACCATCGTATAGGTGGATTGATTGACAGACGCATCCGACCCGACGCTGAACACCGATGAGGTTGGTGTTGTGTTCTGTAGGTAAGTCGAACTTGCGTCCGGCGCAGCCGAACTGTTCAGATGCAGAAGCGACGTGTTACCGACAGATACATGGTAGACCCCCCACGCCTGACCCGTCCCCGCGTTTTTAATCAGGATTAGTTTTGGCACACTCCCAAGTCCATGCCCGACAGTCGCGTTGGCTCCGGTGCCGGTCCATTTAACAACCGAGAAACCAGCCGTCGTGTTTACGCTTACGGTTGAAGTGATTGACCCGGAGGTGTTACTTACGCCAGTTGAGCCGCCTTTCCACATCCAATCCGCATAGGTAGCAGCACTGGTGTTCGCTGCTGCTAACGTGCCGTAACTGATTGACCCAGAACCGAACGCCGTTAGCGCCTGTGCGTCAGTAGTCTCTGCTGTCGTTGCGTTAGAGCTAAGGTATTTCCCAGTGCCGCTGATGATGTTGGACAGGACATGGTTCGTTGCACCGCTACGCCCCTTCGTCCACACAAAGTCCGAAGTGAACGTGCTGTTGCCACTTTGGTTGATCGTGAGTGCTGAACCAGTGCCGGTATGCAGCGCGGTTTGGAAATGCGCCGAACCATCCTTGATCGCTGGGGCGGGGAGGTTGGAGGAGTTGAGCGCGACGTAGCCTGTTGGGGGCGTGTAGGTGAAGGCCGTTGCGCCGAATTTGACAGTCGCGCTGTGGGTGTTGCCCATAGCAATAACCGGAACAAATGTTCCGCTAATGCCAGTGTAAGCAACACCCTGAGAAACGTTATTTTTGAAAAACTCAATCGTGCCGTTATTAAGATCAAAAGCACACCCTATAACTGCGCCGGTTGTATAGGTCGCCCCGTAAGCGGAACCGGAACCGGATGAGTATTTTTGTCCATTATTACCACCATAAACCAACGCCCCGGTGGGCGTTCCGCTGGACCCATCTAGCGCGACCGAGTTTGACAAGGTTGGCGGTGCCCATCCTATAAAACCTGTGTCGCCGGTTGGTGCAAATTCAAAATACCACTTGCCCGACGATACCGCTATCGTGCCTGGTGCGGATCGTGACAAAGTTGCCGCAAGCGCAAGATTAGCACTACTTAAAGTTTGTGACGCTGCGACGTTAAGCGGATTGAGTGTCGCATAATTCAGCGTAGGAGTATCTGCAAATTGGTCACCTGCTACCAATCCAGAACTTGTGAAAGTGTTGGCATTACCGGATGTGTCAGTCCCTAACGCTGCGCTGTTACCAAACGCCAAGAAGAACCCGTTAGTCCCGTATGTGCCTGCATAGGCTTTAGGCACCCACACGCCGCTTGTGTTGGTCTGGCCGAAGGAGGACGGGGTTAGGGCTTGGCCGTCGATGAAGGTGACGTTTGCCATATACATATCTGGGTATTGCGTACCAGCAGGGTTGCGCGTTGACGTAACAACTGCGGTATTCATAAATCCAGCGTAACTTGCTGACGGGCCTGTATTCGTCCCAAACGCAGTTATAGCTGACCCGTTCACATATAGCGTAACGGCGCTGTTCGTAGTGTCCCATTTAACAACGATGTGATACCATGCTCCAACATCTCTAAAGACCTGTGTTGTGATACGGGCAACCGTACCGCCGTTATCGTCTAATTCAAGGGTATCGCTGGTGGTAAACCTGAGAAGAAAGTAGCTGCCAGCCCAAGACGCCCCAGCTTCAAGTATACACTGGTTGGTCCCTAAAGCTCCGCGCTTTACCCAAGCACTATATGTCCAGGTCGTCCTGCTACCCGTCCCTGCGGGTGTCCGGTACAGATACGCGCTATTCCCTGACACAAACCTGCAAGAGTAGGGGATGGTGTAGCCGCTGGATTGACCAGACGCGCCCGCGAGGATGCTGGTATATGAAAGCGACATCTTACGAGTAAGCCAAAGTCGCGACGGCGTGGATCGAGGTCGTCGTCCGCACAACGTAGTCGATGCGATCAACAGCGGAGGCCGTCGTCGTCAACGTCGGCGCGGTCCCTCCCGCAAAATCCCAGTACGACCCCCAACTCAACGTGCGCGACCCGGTGCCGTCCTGCGATACGAAGATCGAGCCGGTCGCCCCGGCGGTGAGGTTCGTCGGGTTCGCCAGCGTCCGGTTGCCGCCTAGCGTCACCGAGTAGTTGTTGCCGAGCGCGAAGTCGGGCGTGATCGTCGCGCCGTCCGTCAGCGTCGAGATCGCGCCGCGCTGTTGAGCGGAGAACGATTGAGCGATACTTAGGCCCGCAACGGTGGCGCTCGTCGCCGGGAACGTCATCGTGGTCGAATCGGTGCCGGCCAATATTAAGGTGTTCGATGCCGTCAGCACCTTGCCGTCGGCGATCGTCAACGTCGAGCCGGTGGCCGGCGCCGTAAACGTCACCTTGTTCACGGTCGTTGCGGTCGCCACCCCGAGGGTCGGGGTAACGAGCGTCGGCGAGGTCGCGAGAACCATCGACCCCGTACCCGTAACCGCGCTCTTGCCGGTGTATTGGATATCCCAAGACGCCGCCGTCGTCCCGCTCGTCAGGATAACGGTCACGGTGACTTCCGCGAGCGCGACCATCGCGACGACCGCGTTGCCGCCCGACGAGTTCACGGTGACAACGCCCGAGGACATATTCACGATGCGGAACGATTGACCGAGAACGAGCGTTGAGGT